TGCTGGCATTTGTTCCGCATTTTGTTTCAATTGTAGAACAACTTACAATTGGCTCATCTGCTAGAGAAGAGTATATCTCAAAATCTAAAAAACGATATCCAAGAGCAATTGCATTCTTTAAATAAGAGATAGACACAATTCCTCTATTGTAAGGCCCTTCCACACAAGTGTTGTAAGAACCCATTATGTAAAAATCACGGAGCGGAAATGCTTGGAGGACGTTTGTTGCTTTTGCATTTTGATTCAATTTAACTGTAAGGAGACTTTGAGCCCACATTCTGTAAGCATATGAATATCTATACAAAACTGCAGAAACCACAATCACTAATATTACTGAACCAATAACTGTAGCAACAACTATTGAGAAAGATGAAGTTGTTTTATCCATATAAATAATAATATATAAAATGTAATTTCGACAATAAGTATTATATTATTATTATTGTCGTAATATGAAATAAGTATTATTCTTTATATAGTGTAAAATGGGAGGCGGATTGTTAAATCTTATAAGCGAAGGACAACCAAACGTCATTTTAAACTCCAATCCTGAAAAAACATTTTTTAAAAGCACATTCAAAAAATACACAAACTTTGGATTACAACAATTTAGAGTTGATTATGAAGGCTCTAAACAACTAGCTCTTACAGAAGAAACTAGCTATGTATTTAAGATACCTAGATATGGAGACCTGTTAATGGATTGTTATTTGTCTGTTGCATTGCCAAACATATGGAGCCCCATTATCCCTCCAATGAACAACACCACAAATCAATATTGGGCACCTTATGAATTCAAATGGATAGAAAACATTGGAGCTAAAATGATTTCTAGAATTACAATCACTTGTGGAAATCAAACACTCAATGAATATTCTGGCAATTATCTGTTGGCTTCTGCGCAAAGAGACCTGACAAACACTAAACTAGATTTGTTTAATAGAATGATTGGAAATGTTCCAGAACTAATGGATCCAGCTTCTTCAGGAGCAAGAAACAATGTCTATCCAAGCGCCTTTTGGAATGGGGATGACACTGATATTCCAGTAGAACCTAGCATCAGAGGTGATGTGTTATATATACCTTTGAACTCCTGGTTTATGCTAAACACTCAACAAGCATTTCCACTTATCGCTCTTCAATACAATGAACTGCAAATAAAAATCACATTCAAACCCATCAATCAACTCTTCCAAATTCGTGATGTAATGGACCAATTGAATGAATATCCATATGTTGCTCCAAACTTCAATTTAGACTATATGCAATTCTATAGATTTACACAACCACCTCCGGATGTTCAATTAGGACCAACCTCATATGTAGACAAAAGAAATGCTTGGGATCCTGGTGCTATTTATCTTCAATGCACATACGCCTTCTTGTCAGAAGATGAGAGATATATTTTTGCAAAGAACGAACAGAATTATTTGTTCAAAACAATTCACGAAAACATTTTTTATAATTTAGTGGGAACTACAAAAGTAGAACTAAATTCTCTTGGAATGGTTTCCTCGCAATTATTTTATTTCCAAAGGTCCGATGCAAACCTACGCAATGAGTGGTCGAATTACACAAATTGGCCATACAATTATTTACCAGATGACATAAAACCTGCACCAACAAATGGTTCTTATACAATATATTATTCTACAGATGGAGGAATACCAACACCGATTACTGTAAGGGGTCCCGGAATAAATATAAATAACACTTTGACCGGTTGGTTTATAACGAATACTGCAAATCCAGAAAATCAAAAAAATATATTGCTCTCATTGGGAATACTGTTTGACGGTTCTTATAGAGAAAATGTATTGCCCGCTGGAGTGTATAACTTGATTGAAAAGTATCACAGAACAATCGGAAATGCACCCGATGGATTACTGTGTTATAATTATTGTTTAAATTCCGACTTGGCTTCTTTACAGCCTTCTGGTGGAATAAATATGTCTAGATTTAACACCATCGAATACGAATTAACGACGATCAATCCTCCACTGAATCCTCTAGCAGAAACAACAACAGTGTGTGACCCAACCACTTATGGAATGATTGGGACAAACAAGTCTACTTGGGATATATACGAATATACATACAATCTTTATTTTTTTGAAGAGAGATACAATATGGTAAAGTTTATTGGAGGGAACTGCGGATTGTTGTGGGCTTATTAAATCAGATATGTCTACACATATCTCATCGCATCATATCTTTAACGATGATTTGCAATCAAATAAACTGGCTTGTGGTTTTCCCATTCTCCAGTTTTGCTGTTTATTTTGCAGATGTTAAGTTTGTTTGTTTTTGGATGTCTTGTGTTTGTTATTTTTACAGATACTGTGTTGTCGGTTATTGAAAATCCAATGACTGTTTCCATTTGAGGGTTTTTTAAATTATTTTTGAAAACTACTGAAGAACCGATGTACTTTGGAATAATGTCAACATTTTCAGTAGTCAATAGCAAAAATTTCATTTTGACCCGATTAAGATAAGACTCCTATTTTGTTTTGTGATGGGCATATTCCAATTAAAACATTTCAATTTTTTAAAATAAATATTTTGTATTCATACTATTTATTTTCTACATTTGCGTGAGTGTCTGTGTTTTCTTGTGCATCGCTTTCTCCTTCTCATTCGAGTGGATTTTCTTGTCCTTCTTCTTTTTCCTCCTATTTTTACAGGTTCTTCCACTTCTTCAACTTCAACTTTTTCTTTTTTAGTTTCTTTCCCAATGTTTGTAGACATACTGTTGATAGATGGTTCTATTGTTTTTCTTTTTCTAGAAGTTTCAGTTATTAATGTGGATTTTGGTGTAGGTTGTATCTTTCTTTTTACAGTCCTTGATTTGGGGGTCTCTTCTTTTTTTGACATTCCGGTTTCAATTGCAGTATAAAGGGTGTCCACAGCTTCGAGGTCTAATCCAGTGCCTTCCATATCTCTCATAAAATCATCTCTGTTATTAGATTTAACGTGACCTCTTATTCTGGTTGCAGAGATACCTCCTTCAGGTCTGGAAGAAAATCTGGATTCAAAATTGTTTGGAGATACTGATCTTGCCACCCAATCAAATTGAGAGGCTCTGTCTTCTCCAACCAACATAATTAAACGAACTTTCTCTGGAGGTCTGCCTTCAAATATTACAGGAATTGCTGAATTTATCATTGAAGATGCATTGTTTTTTGCACCTAAATCTTCTGGGCAAAAAACGTAAACATCAAGGTTTGAGGCATCTCTTTCAATATTTTCTTTTGCTTTTTGAATCATTCCTTTTTCCAACGCGAGTATTTTTTTTTGTTCACACCTAAGAGGATTTTTCTCTGGATCATTTGAAGAAGACAGCAAAATAACAACTTTATTGGATTCTTCATCTAAAGCAATGTGCATCATTTCTTGCAACAATCCCATATGTCCTTTGTGTGGTGGGTTCATTCTTCCATAAGTAAAGACAACAAGTGGCAAATCCTCATCTTCCTCATCTGGTATTTTTTCTCGCGATCTTGACATCGATTTATAAATAATATGGATATAATAAGTATTTAATTTTGTGATACTTATTATAAAAGCGCTCCTGATAGGTCTCGAACCTATGACCTTCCGGTTAACAGCCGGATGCTCTAACCAACTGAGCTACAGAAGCAAAATGGACACTCGGTCCAAGCCCCAGACCAGAATCGAACTGGTGACCTTCAGTTTACAAGACTGACGCTCTACCACTAAGCTACTGGGGCATAATGAGACTAGACTAACAACAACGATGCACCCTGTGGGGATTGAACCCACGCGTTATTAAACACCAGGTCTTAAGTCTGGCTCCTTAGACCACTCGGACAAGAGTGCAAAATGAAATTATTGTTTTATTTGGGAGTGCCAATGAAACACTCCCACCACTAATCTATTTTATAAGGAGAAAATATCTTTAAATACTTTTTATTTATATTTTGCAAATCCTAAATTGTTGAGATAATAAAATTAAAAAATCATCTTTTCAATGAATTTACTTCAAATATTTTAAATGTTGTATTTATAAAAA